GTAAGTCTTTATTCATGTGTCATGTTGCCAGTTCTTGTCTTACACAAGGTAAAAACGTTTTATATATCACACTTGAGATGGCAGAAGAAAAAATTGCAGAAAGAATAGATGCAAACTTATTGAATACAAATATCAGAGACATAAAAGATTTACCACACAGCACGTTTACTAAAAAAATTGATAAACTTTCTGAAAAAACAACAGGTAAACTTATTGTGAAAGAATACCCTACTGCATCTGCACATACAGGTCATTTTCGTGCTTTACTTCAAGAACTTAAGTTGAAGAAATCATTTATACCTGATATAATATTTGTAGATTATCTAAACATATGTGCTTCATCTAGGTATAGAAGTGCAATTAACGTAAATTCTTATTCTTATGTCAAAGCAATTGCAGAAGAGCTTCGAGGATTGGCAGTTGAAGCAAGCGTACCAATTGTCTCGGCAACGCAAACTACACGGTCTGGCTTTACTAGTAGCGACCCTAATCTTACTGACACTTCAGAAAGCTTTGGTCTTCCAGCTACTGCTGATCTTATGTTCGCTTTGGTCAGCACCGAAGATATGGAAACACTTAATCAAATAATGGTCAAACAATTGAAGAACAGGTACAACGACCCCACCATGAATAAAAGATTTGTGGTTGGTATTGATCGTGCTAAGATGAGACTATATGATTGTGAACAGTCAGCACAAGATAATATACTTGACGATGTAGAAGTAGTAGAGTATAATAAATCTGAGGAATCCAAAGCAAAATTTAATGACTTCAAATTTTGATAGTAAATATGTTCGTTTTGTTAGTAAAGTAACGAGCGAAGAATCTAAGAATGGTGTGGCATTTATAAATCGCCTTAGAGATTTAGAAGAAAAATCTGAGATCCATCGTCTCCTTACTGCTGCTGTTGGTATAAGTGCCGAGGGTGGTGAGTTTATGGAGATAGTAAAGAAAATAATTTTTCAAGGTAAACCATACAATGAGAATAACATCAATCATTTAAAAATTGAACTTGGAGATGTACTATGGTACGTTGCTCAAGCATGTATTGCTTTAGATATTAGTCTTGATGACATATGTGATATGAATGTCAAAAAATTAGAGAGTAGATATCCAGAAGGACATTTCTCTGAGTTTTATTCTGAAAATAGGAAAGAGGGTGACAAATAAATATCATTAAATTTTTATATAAAAATGATAGAAATACCATCACAAAACAAAGAAGCGTTTCAAGATGTGATGGCAGCGTTAGGAGGTGATAATTATTCTTACTATGTGATGGACATAAAAAATGTAGAGTCAACTGATTCACAAAAGAAGGTGCAAATAGCATTAAAAGTTTACGTGCCACAGTCCAAAAGGCTTTCTGCCACTGATAATATAGTGGCAGCATTACTTAACAAATATCCAGACACCAAGAAAACATCAAAAGGCACCTCTCTTGATGTGCCAATACGTGATAATAAAGTTATAAGAGTAGAGGTAAAACCAGAAAATAGTAAGGGTTCTGGTGGAGGTGCAGCAGCAACAAAAATACAAGAGGCAGCTCAGTGTGTATATGCTGCCATAAGATATTATTGTAACAAACCGTCACCACCATTTACCGATAAAGACTATGAGTGTGGTATGCAAAATTGTGATATACCTGGCACAACATTAGATGAAATTAGATCATTATCTAAAGAGTGGCATGAGGGATCATGGGCAGGTGCAAACGCAATTTACAACACCATTGGGGGATCAGGGTATGAATTTCTTAGAGGTGACTCACAAATAGATGATGGTGCAATAAGAAGAGCATTTAATAGAGTAAAAAAACAAACAAATTTATCCTCAGAAGATAAATGGAATCCTGCTGACATATGGATGGTAAAAAAAAGTAAGAAGCAACAAGTCAAATCACATTTAGATAGAGAAAAAACGATAGATTGTTTGAATAATGCACTTTTACAAATGAGATCTGATGGTGATCTTATAGGAATATCTTTGAAAAAAATAGGAGGATCTCCTTCAATGAATTTACTTAACGATATACCTGCTGCACAAAGAAAAGCAAATGAAAAAGCAAAATTTGTGAAATACGATCTTACTTTTACCTCATCCATGGACGTATACTTTTATTATGGGAATGATACTTTTCAAAAATTTCAAGCAAGAAATTTTGGCGGTCCTACAAAAGGAGATTGGAAACTTGAGTTGAAAGGGAGAACTGCTGCACAAGGTAAAATACAAGGTGCAGTCCTTAGGAGATTGTTACTTGATGCTGGATTTAATTCTGCACCTACAGAACCAACATGGGAACAAAGTAGAGAGGGTAACAAACCCATAACAGATGAAATTTATAGATTATTAGATAAGTATAATGCTAAAAATTTTGTTAGAGGTGCTGAAGGAAAAAATATTATTGATAGGCAACCAAGAGCATGGAGATATAGTAAATTAGCAGGTCTAAGAATGTTAGATTGGTTGAAAACAAATGGAAGAAGAGACGATGCAATGAAAGAATTATATCTATATGCATCCTCTCAATCAGATAAATCCTCAGTATATTGGAAACTACAATGAATCAACTTATCGATGCTTTAATACTTGAATACACTGTCAAAAGAAGAAGAAAACAGCTGCAAAACTTAGAGATCAAAGAGTTCATGCAGTTTTTTATTGTATTCACAGAAAGTAATGATAAATATAAACAAATACAGACATCTGGTCTTAATTTTATTCATCGTAATCGTAAAGAAATTTATCAAAAAATAAGTGAAGCAGTTCCAAACATTCATAACCGAGGCAAGGGTTACCAAAGCATCTTCTCAAGCAAAGAAATTGGGTTTGGTGGGAGACGGTCACGGAGATTGGTATGATCGTCAAGGTAACCTGAAGGCAAAAACTGTAGGTGGTGAACTTAAAATGTTCACTGGTAGAGAAAAATCTGATGATGAATTAAACAATAGAAACGATAACGGCAGAAGAGTTCCAATACAAAAAACAACTGCTGCTGATGTAGTCAAGGCAATGGGTAAGACACCTGTCTCAACCATGCCACCACTAGGAGGAGCTAATAGAGAAACAAGTACAACAGATAATTCTTCATTAAGTGGTGCAGGAAGGACATCACCTGTGACCATCGCTTTTGATAAGTTTGACGATGAGGATGTCACTAGCAATATTATGTCTGCAGTTCAAGAGGTAGCAGAGGGAGATTACTTTTACATTTTTCCAAGCAGAAACAAAGATGACAATAAACATATAAAGGAATTACAAAATGCGTATCCTGATATAAGCGAATCAATTATCGATAATAAGAATGCGGAAACTGTTTACGATGTTCTTCAATCATTATATGAGAATGGTTTTGATGCAGTCAACATAGTTTGTAGAAAATCAAGAGCAAAAGCAATAACAGATCTTGCATATGAACAAAATGGCAATCTCTATAATTTTGTTATGATGAACGTCATCCCTGTAGATGAAAGAACTATAAGGGAACAATACATCTCAGGTGATTTATTCCAATTAGATTCAATGGTTGAGAGTCATGGAAGAGAAGGTAAGGTGATACGTAGAGGTGCTAATCATTTGATATGTGTTGATGAAAATAAACAAATGTTTAGATGTTGGATATCAGAGGCGATTGAAAAACAACATTTTATATTGCCTGTTGATTTTTGATAAATAATATATGATAGAATCAAGTAAAGACATGAGTAATCCTTGGGCATCAACATATGATGAATTGAGAGCACCCTATTTGCAAGAGAAAAAAGCAAAGAAGGACTATGATGGTGATGGAAAAATTGAGACTGGTAGTAAAGAACATGCAGGTGTTGTTCATAATGCTATACAGAGAGCTAAGGGTGGTAAACCAGATGGTAAGGACACAAGAAAGGAAGAGAATATTATAGAGAAGAAGAAAGGTCTTTGGGACAATATTCATGCTAAACGTAAACGTGGTGAGAGACCAGCAAAACCTGGCGAAAAAGATTATCCTAAAACATTGAATGTAGAGGCAAAGGCAAAGTATGACAATACAAAATCACCTGATCATGAGAAGAAAAAAGCTGCACTTGCAAAGAAACATGGTGGTTATGATAAAATAAAAGGGCATCCTCAGTATGAACATCATGGGATTGACATAGAACATATGGATGGTAGAGTTACTGAGATAACTGATGTAGTAAAAGCACCTAAGATAATTTCTGCTCCAAGATACTCTGACTGGAGAGATGATTTTGTCTGGAATGACACCATGGAGGAGGCATTAAAAAATCCTAAGTTAGATATTCAGGAAAAAGGTGTGAAAAATAAGGTTGAAGTTAATCCTACAGTGGCAACAGAAAGTTTAAAACAGGCAAGAAAAAATGTAGGTGCATCAACATGTTGGGATGGTTATAAAGCAAAAGGAACAAAGATGAAGAATGGACGTAAGGTTCCTAATTGTGTCAAAGAAGATGAGCAAATAGATGAGAAGATGGGATTGTATGCTAATATACATGCCAAAAGAAAACGTGGTGGTAAAATGAGAAAGAAGGGTGCTGAAGGTGCACCTACAGATCAAGACTTTAAGGATGCAGCAAAAACTGCTAAGGAAGAATATGTGAGCGAGAGAGAAGGTTATATGGCAAAAGATAAAGAGGGTCATACCACTGGTGGATTTCGCATCTCTAATCTTGAGGCAAAAAAAGCAAGAGAAAGGTTAAAGAAAAAAAGAGAGGGTATGATGAAGAAGGAAGAGTTGGACCAAGTTGATGAGGGTAGTCTAAAACAGGCAAGAAAAAATGTGGGTGCGTCTACATGTTGGGATGGTTATAAAGCAAAAGGAACTAAGATGAAGAATGGAAGGGCAGTTCCTAACTGTGTTAAAGAGGAGGAAAAAAAAAACCTTAATGAGTTAGATAACTTAGGTAGTAAACTTGCTATTGGTGCATCTGCTGGCATTGTTGGTGGTGGTCTTGAACTAGTGCGAAGAGCAAAAAAATTTGTTGATAGGATGAAGGAGAAGAGACAAAACCAATTGAAGATGGAGAGAGTAAAATATGATCAAAACATGCCTTACATACCTAATCAAAAAAAGGAAATTAAAAAAAAAGAATATATAAATCCTAATAAATTACCTGTTGCAAATGCATCATACGAACCAAAAGGTGATATGATTGAGCAAAATATGTCAGGTCAAGAATCACAACTAAGAGCAAAACAAAATAGAGAAAAAACTGTAAAGACACAGATCTTAAATAAAAAATTGCAATTAGTAAGAAAGGGTCAAGGTCAAACTGTTCAAGCATCTTACGAACCAGACATGCCAGTGCTTGAGGCAACTAGACAGAAGAAAGAGATGGGTTATGATAAGGGTGGCACAAGAAAACCAACTGCACCCAAACAAAAAGATACCGCACTTGACATAGTGAAAAGAGGTATCATCGCCAAACATGGTAAAGGTGCTATCATGAGAAGTGGTAGTAACCAACAGAAAAAAGTAAGAGGTGAAAAGTCTACCGCAGGCACGGGTAAATATAAAAAGATGGCAGACAGCAAAAGGCAACTTAAAAAAGATGCTAAGGAAATGGGTTATGGTAGCAACACAAAGGGTTACATAGAAACCAAAGCTAGATATGGTAGTAAATCAAACATGAAAAGTGGTAAAGGGTTAGGAACATAATGCCTGCTGTATCAAAAAAACAACAACGTTTCTTTGGTATAGTTCGCTCTATACAAAAAGGAGAGCAGAAACCCACAACACCTGAGACTGCAAAAGCAGCAAGTAGTATGGAAATGAAAAGTGTTAAAAAGTTCGCTAAAACAAAACACAAGGGACTACCTGAGAAAAAAAAAGTTACAGAGGAGAATGACATGTTTGCAAAAGAAGACGTAAAAACTGAATTGCTTACAAAAGCACGTGAAAAGCATAAGAAAGCTAAATCCTTCAAACAATTTCGTAGAGATTCTCAAAAACCCTTGAAGAGAGGTGAGGTTCGTAAGTACGATCCTACTTCTAAGTCATACAAGAGCAACATGGCAGATGAATATGAACCAGAATTGCAAGAAAAAAGTGCTGCATGGCAACGTAAAGAGGGAAAAAATAAATCTGGTGGTTTGAATGAAAAGGGTAGAAAATCTTACGAGCGAGAAAATCCTGGTTCTGATTTGAAAGCACCACAACCTGAAGGAGGTCCTAGAAAAAGATCTTTCTGTGCTCGTATGGGTGGTGTCAAAGGACCTATGAAGAAACCAGATGGTTCTCCCACTCGTAAGGCATTAGCACTGCGTAAGTGGAAATGTTGAAGCATATATAATACACGCACACGATATTATTATGACTAATTTTTTACTGCCTATCGCCATTAATGTTATCAACAAAGCGGTAGATAAGATTCCAGAGGATTTAGAAGAAAAACTCAAGGAGTTTATCATCGGACTTCTAAAGAAAGCTGCTGCCAAGTCAGGCAACAAAGTAGATGATAAGTTAGTAGAAGCTTTAGAGAAAGCACTACTGAATAAATAGAACTATCAAATAGGAAGAAAAAAAAATGGCACCACTTTGGGGAGCAACTGACTCAGATGAGTCAAAGCCTAAGAATTTGACCACTGCTGAGAAAAGAGACGTATACGCTACCTCAAGTGGTTGGGTCAGAGCTGCAGGGACTGCACTAACTGGTAACAATAATACCTCTGCTGACCCAGAAGTTCTTGTTGCTATTGGTGAGTTGGCAACCAGTCTTGGACAAGCAACTATATCATCTGTAAGATTCAATACCACTGAGGTAGATGCATCTGCAGGTGGCACACTCTCTGCTATCGTTGAATACAACGAGCAGGTCACAGTAGCGACTGCTGCACCTATATTAGTTGTAACTAATAGTCAAGCAGGTGGTGGTAGTGCTGCAAACTTCTCACTAATAATGGATGGTTCACTTCCAGTGACTAATGATACTCTTACATTCTCTACCACATTGACTGGTGGTGACGGTAAGCAAGAGGAGGACGATGTATTGTCCATCGGAGCACAGTCAATCAACCTCAACGGTGGAACAATCGTTGATACTATTGGTGGTGGTAATGCTGAGTTGGCGATTAGTGCTGCTCAAGGAACTGCTGCTGGCACACTTACAGTTGTAGCATAAACTGAATGAAATTTGACGAATTGAATGATGAAAATCATCTTCTCTTTGCCATAAAACATTATGAAAACCCTCTTGCTTCCACCATGGAAGAGTTTGAGGAGGATCTAAAAAGATTCAAATATATCAAGAGATTACTGAAAAAGTATGTGACTCAAGGAGATTTGAAACATCATCTCATTTTGAATCATTTGATTATATGTTTCAATGTTTTTGGTGAAGGGACTATACCTCTTCTTTTTTATAAAATTGAAAGAGAATATTGGAATATTCTCAAAACTTTTTTATTATTCTTAAATAAAATACCAGATTATCCTAAAACTGGTCTCGATAGTATCGATATTGATAAGGATGTGAATGTTATTCTAAACTCAGTCTAATGGATGAGAGTAAATTTAATAGAATATTGAATGGACTTCGTGAGGAAATGATGTCCACTGATCCTGGCAACACTGGTAAGGCAGGATTCTCATCTAAAGCAGATGATGAGGGACCTGTAGCAGGTTTTGATAAATCATTAGGTGGTAAGGTAAGACGTAGAAAAAAATATGCCTATCTAAAGCATGATAAACCTCGCACAAGGTGGAAAAATGCGACCAAATGAGGCAATCTTAGAAAGATTGGAGAGAGTTATTGAGACTCTTCAAGAGAATAATCAAAAAATGGGGCAGATGCTTGCTGTCCATGATGAAAAATTAGACAAACAAGATAGAATAGATGCAGTATTATTTGAAAAAGTGGAATCGCTTCACAGGGAAGTTAACCGTCAGAGTGCGGAGATTAAAGCAGGATGTGAGAGAGATATTCGCTTGGTAGATAACCGTCTTCGAGTCATGGAAAAGAAGATGTGGACAATTGCTGGTGCCTTGAGCATAATAAGTTTTGTTGTATCACCTATAGGAACTAGAGTAATAAAAGGCACATTGACTCAAACACCACCTGCTGCTATAATTCGAGGGAATTAGTCTCTTGAAATGCTTTACATTGAATCAAAATACATTGGTTTGGTGTCTGCACGTTTAGAAAAATTCAAAAAAACTAAGGATTATCTATACACTTTTAGATGTCCTTATTGTGGTGATTCTAAAAAAAGTAAAAATAAAACTAGAGGATACTTTTACAAATACAAAAACAATTTTGTATTTAAATGCCACAACTGTGGTATGTCAAAAGGTTTTTCTAAATTTTTAAAAGATACCGACATCGTTCTCCATGCTCAATACATCATGGAGAAGTACAAGGAGGGTCTTAGTGGTGAGCATAGGGGAGTAGAAGATCCTGTTCTCCCGTTAAGTAAACCAATTTTTAAGAAAAAGGTAAAGTTGCCTTTAGCATCCACAAATGCTAAGGCAAGTGACTACTTAAAAAAAAGAAAATTGAATCCCACTAAATTTTATTACGCTGAGGGATTCAAACATTTTTGTAATATTTACAAACCAACATTTGAATCTACTAGGAATGATAATGCTCGCATAGTCATACCAATGTATGATGAAAATAAGAGTTTAATAGGGTTTCAAGGAAGGGCATTATATGCATTTCAGAAACCTAAATATCTCACTGTCATGTTAAATGAAGATTCTCCAAAACTCTATGGTCTTGACACCATCAATAAAGAAAAACCAATTTACATCGTCGAAGGACCGTTTGACTCCACATTCTTGGAAAACTCGGTTGCTATGTGTGGCTCCGATGTTGATATTCGGACGCTTGGTTGGAGCGATTATATTTGGGTTTTTGATAATGAACCACGCAACAGAGAAAACATCAATAGAATCAATAAAACCATTGATAGAGGAGATAAGGTAATCATTTGGCCTAATCACATTGTAGAAAAAGATATAAATGACATGGTTTTATCTGGACATGATGTAGAAAATCTGGTAGAATCTAATACCTATAAAGGTTTAGAAGCTAAACTTAAATTAAAATCTTGGAAGAAAGTATGAGTAACGGTACTAAAGTACAAAAAAGAAATGGTTCCATCGAACCACTCAATCTTGAGAAGATGCATAAGATGGTTGAAAAATCCGTCGAAGGTCTTGCTGGTGTATCAGCATCTCAAGTAGAAATACAATCTGGATTACAGTTTTATGATGGTATATCAACTGCAGAAATACAAGAAATTCTTATACGTTCTGCTAGTGATCTTATTTCTCTAGACAATCCTAACTATCAGTATGTTGCTGCTAGATTACTACTTTTTTCGCTTAGAAAAAGTCTTTATGGTAGACTAGAAGAGATACCACACCTATGGAATCACATACATGAGTGTGTTGATAAGGGTGTATATGATGCAGAAATACTATCTAAGTATGCAAAGAATGAGATTTACAAAATAAATAGTTGGATAGACCATGAACGTGATTACCTATTCACCTACGCAGGTCTCCGTCAGATTTGTGACAAGTATCTGGTGCAAGATAGAAGCACTGGTAAAGTGTATGAAACACCACAGCACATGTATATCATGATTGCTGCTACATTATTTCAAGATTATCCTAAAGAAACAAGATTACTTTATGTTAGACGCTACTATGACGCAATCAGCAAACACAAAATCAACATCCCAACGCCAGTCATGGCAGGTGTCAGAACACCAATTCGGCAGTTTGCGTCTTGCGTTCTGGTTGATGCTGACGACACCTTGGATAGTATTTTTAGTAGTGATATGGCCATTGG